ATGTAAAAGACGCTGTATACAAACTGATAGCCAAAAAAACATTCAATGACAATATTGTAGTATCTAGAGATAACGGTAGTGACGCTGGAGTAGCTCATCACGATAACATTAAACTAGTTTGGAAGCTGAAGTTCTTATGATTGGTGAAGTAACAATAACTAAGGTTTACAAGGATGGCACTAGAGAGGTTGTCCTAAATAAGGACCGTAATATGATTACGGATGGTCTAGGTATATCCTTGGTCAACATGTTCACCTTAAACCCTCAAAATCCAAGATACACTCTGGATAACTTCAAGCTAGGTTATTTTCAGGTTGGAACTTCTAGCGTTGTAGGTAAGGGATTAATCAAGGGAGAGTTTGACAAGTGGGAGTCCACTATGGAAGACTCTACAGGAAATAACTTTTACGAACTAGCTTCTTCATTGACCGTAGATGAATACGGACAGGACACTACTCTAAAACCAACACAAAAGAAGATACTAACAGTAACAAACCCTTTTGAGGACGCTATTGATTTAAATTATGTGTACGAGGATGCGTCTTTAGTTCAGTTTGAGTATGACCCAGTAGCTAAACTCGTAGACGGAGCGGTACATGTAAAGATACACCTTGACGAGAATTCTTGCAACGGTCAAGATATTTCTGAGTTAGGTCTTTTTATAAAGAACCCTGAAGTATTCGAGTCTAGAGATAGGCCATGCCTAGCAGCTTATAAGTCTTTGTTCTATCCTATAACTAAGAGCGAGGACTTCTCTATTGATATTGATTGGGTATTACATTTCAGTGACGAGACTTTAGCTTATAAAGGAAAGGCTGATTCTAGATATATTTACTTCTCTCCCTCAACTAAGTTTGATAGAGTTGGAGCAGCACCTTTTGTAAAATATCTGACCACCCCACAGTCCTATGATATTGTGGTTGAGACTCCAATACCTGTGGAAGAAGACTCTTACCTATATTATGACTTGGGAGGAGACGCAGTTTCAGGAACTCATTATGTTATAGACTCTGGATCTTCTCCAATATTGTTTGAAAAAGGATCGTCTAGGAAGAAAATTAAGTTTAAGGTAAACAGAATCAGTAATATAGATTATCATTCTCCAAAAATAGCATCGTTAAAATTAAGAAGCTTTACTGGTCAGAGGGACATTCCAGATCCAGTAAAAGTAGATTTCTCCAATGAGTTCTTAGTTCATATACACGCGAACTCAGCATTTAAACCCCCTGTTGTAGAGTTAATTACTCCAACAACTACGCTCGATACAGACCAGAATCTTGAAGTTAGTGCTCATATAACTTACAACAACGGTCAGTCTTTAATGCTGGCTGAAGATATACAGGTTTATTTACATCTATCTGGTAGAGAGTTGTCTACATCTTCCACGGTGCTTACCATATCCGCAGGGGATTCTAGCGGAGTAGTCTCAGTAGCTACCACAGGAACAGGTAATGTTACTGTATCGACTTATAATACTTTATCAGCAACATCTTACTACAACGAGATGATGCACTCTAATGATTTCAGGTTTACAAGAGCATTATCATCTACCGATATTGATCCGAACTTATTGTTTGAACATAAAAATTCATTCATACCAAAAGACGGTAGTGGGTTCTATGCAGAGACTTTTGGTTCATGGGCAACGAAATATGCGTGGTTTGCAGGAGACCCTACACTAAAGGTTCATAGTAACAATGATCTTTGGACAGCATTTCCTCCTTTAGATATCTTCACTCAAGTAAGCTCATTAGAAGCGTCTGCTCCTGACGGACAGCAGCCTGCTCAACTGTGCTATACTCCCCGCTCACTTTATGCTTGGCATAGAGGTAAGCCCGATGGAACTCCAGAAATTTACGGGGCAGCGTCTAAGATTAGAAAAGACTACTCAAGTGATAATCCAAACGGAAGAAACATATCTCCAGGAGGACCCTCTCAAAAACAAACTTTTGAGTGGACTACTGACGGTTCTTCTATAGCATTCTCTGTATATGTTAAAAACATTGCTGAAGCTGGAGTCGTTCACAAAGGCACTCCTGTAAAACCAGCAGCGGCATTTACTATAAATATATTCTCAAGGGGTATGCTAGGAGTGCCTAGAGAAGACGCCCTTCCTATATCATCTAAAGGAAAATCAGCCACCTTTGGTTGGGATCCTAACGGAGGATTGTACCTTAGTGCAGTTAGTGTAGATGGTCTTTGGACAAACAATAGCCAACTTAGTGACGCGGGCGTGTTCTCTGGTGTAGGTTACGATATAGCTAACGGTATGCCATACGATGACAAGTGGGCTAGTGTGGAAAAAGGATGGTATAGAGCTTACTTAACAGCGTTAGTGGATAAGGACTTTACTAACGAAGGTATTTATGCACCATTAAGTTTAGATGGTTCAGGAGCTACCTCTCAATTCTTCATACACTATAATGTTGACGCTGGGGGTGACTTAAGGAACCTTCCTGGAGAGAGGAATGGATCATTTATTAGGTCTACCGCTGTCACTGGCACAGATATACCTGTAGACATGTCAGGCTGTTATCTAGCCTGGGGTCAATGGGAATATGGAATAACGCAAGAGGCTGCTCCTTACACTAATTACCCAAGGGAATACCAGCCTAATAGTAATGCGGTATTTACTCCTCTGGGCCAATGTGTTATAAGAAGCGGGAACGAGAAAGTGACCTTCAACAAGACTTGAAATATATACTATTATACAATGGGTAGCTATGCAGAACAAAAGTTCATATAATCCAGTAGGTCGCCTTCAAATATGGAAGATCTACGAAGATAGAGACAAAGAGAAAGAGCTTGTATGGGATGAGAGAAACACCATTACCTCAGGTATGGGAGTAGGTCTATCTCATTTATTCTCTGCATCAGGCGCATCTTCTATAGCAGATTACCAAATAATTAACTTTCAGATAGGTACTAGTGGTGATTTCAATGATTACGGAGCCTCCACTTACAAGCTGCAAAACCCTCTAACTAGCACAGAGTATGGAACTCAACCTAGTTTTGTAAAAGAAACCTTCACTCCAATAGAGGATGGAGCGTATGGATCTAGTAAAGTATTTGGTAAAATACGATTCAGTAATATCCATAAGATAAATAGAACAGCGGTTAGGTTTACAATTGTTCTTGATCCTAACACAGCAAACATAGGAGATCAATTGAATGAGATTGGTCTCTTCATGAGAAACCCAAGAGGGTTGGCTACGCCCGCTCCTATCCTAGTTGCTTATAGACCTTTCATAGGCATAACCAAGACGAGTGATTACTCGTTAATTTTTGTTTGGACAATACAATTCTAACATGGCTGGATTTGATATTAACGATCTGTATACGGTGAGTGCAGGAGTCCTACTAAGTGACTACTGGAACCCTTTCGTGACAAAACACGACACTAGCTCTTTCTACAACTGGGAGCAGGATAACCTTCCATTATATGATCTAGAGGAGCGCACCGACTACCTCTGGGAGAAGCTAGGATGGCCTACCTCTTCACTCCCTGGCATGGTTCTAGCCGTATCTTCTTCCATTCCTAGCCATCTAGATGTAAGCTGCAACTTCTTCCTAGATGTATCCTCTGCTATCAAGGCTTTACCTGAGGTTCTTCACATGCCTGTGCTGATCGAGGTCTGTGCTTCTGGAAACCTAGGTGACCTTTGCCTTGATAATATTAAGTGTACTCAAAACGGTGCCTTAGAGATTGTAAACAGAACAGGTGTAAGGATTATCGGAGCACCTAATGATGCTACTACGGTATCCCAGTTCTCTGCCCTTGTTTATACTGTAGACGGAGTTGAGTTCAATGTTCCATATCAAGTTAGCTCAATTGATATGGAAAATATCATAAACGATACATCTTGCCTTTTAGCCTCATCTAATAATGTTGAGATCGGAGGGACTTTAAGTGACGGGATGGCTAGAGGATTTGGGCAAGTTAGACAGGGATTCTATACTGATGCTATGGTTTCTAATTTCTTGCTAGATTCCGTAATGAGTTTGCAAAGAACTTCTGCTAATGCGGTGAGATTCTTTCCTATAGGTGATAAACATGTAAACACATATGTTAATGACTATAGCACTAATGTAGCTGACGGATCTTCTATTAATTTACACGATGGCTCTTTGGTTAGAAGAACTGGTGCCAAAGGTAATCAAACTACTTGTTTCCACGGATTTACCACAGGTAACTTCTTAAGAAGACTTAGTATCAAGAACTGTGATGGTCCAATCTATATTAGAGGATTTATCGTAGATCCAGCAGAGGATCAAACAGCTACTCCTTACACACCTTACAGTCATGACTATTTAGAAGGAGCAGTTATTGATAACAGTAGTCGAGTAACTCTTGAAAACTTCGGAGTTATGAGAGGCGGCGGTGTAGGTCTTCTAGTAAACAACTCTAATGTAGATCTGAGAAGAGGATTTGCATCTAGTAGAAACTATAAGGTTGAAAGCGGAACTACAAGAGGGCAGTCCTACGGATTAAAGGCATACAACTCAACCCTAAATGTAGTAACAGACACTTATGTATCAGGGTCTGAATACTTCTTCAACATTCAAGGAAATGATGTAGGAGCTTACTTACACAACTCAGTCCTTACTGGAGGTGACGGTTTCGCTGAAACAATTGTTGGTCATCCTTCTCCAACCGTTCTAAACTTCTTCATGAATGGTAAAGGTATAGAGGCGGTAAATTCAGAGATAAGTGTAAAAGGCTTGATAACTGCTTACAGTAATACCAAAGGAATTGAAGCAACTAACTCCACACTTTACATAGACGGTATATGCTGTGAAGCAAATCAGAATGAAGGACTTCACCTAATAAACTCCCATGTTAAGTATTCCGTGGAGAAAGCAAGACAAGCAACCCTAAACCAATACTCTAGAAGAACCCTAGATTTTGCTCACACTCCATGGAGTTATCAAATGTCCTTCGCATCTAACGGGCAGCATTTAAAGATGGAATCTTCTACCTTTAAACTAGATGATGTGGACACCAACTATGTTGATACTACTCCGTTAATGCATTTCTCAAACCACTTAGGAACTGATGCTAGTACGGTAGAAGGAACCAATTTAGCTCAGGCGATAGTCCTTACAAACTCTTACGCTCAGTTCTGTAATGCAAGAATGTATGCTCCTAGAGCTAACACAACTGCCGCAGTGTTCCAGCCAACTGTTTACACGCAGAGAACCGTAAAAGGATGTTTACTTCATGCTGATAAAGGGTCTTCTGTTGATTTCCATGGAACATCCTATGGAGCTACACAACTAGTAGGTCCCGATGAGCCTTCACTGCAAAGAAGGTGTGTTGGAGTTTTCGCAAACAACAACTCAAATATCAACTTCATGGGTCCAACCTTTATAGGACAATTCTCCGTTGATGCACTTGCCGATAATAACTCATCAGTAAGGTTTATGCCTCACTCAGACCATGAGGGCGCTTTAGGTATAAACGAGTGGAGCTTGTCTGCTAAAGAAAACCATACTAGTGTTGAGCTTCATGCAACTAGATCTTGCCTTGTGGCTGACCACGGGTCTTACATTAGTATGAGGGACCTTGGAGACTATCACTCTACTTGGGATGTAGCTGACATAGGTTCATCAGTTTCCTCTGCGGACTACGGAACGGGTGATGATATTACAGGAAATGTTTTTCAGTACAATGTATCGTCATACTTCTCTAGTGGATGCATGATAATGCTCCCTAATTCTGACACTACCGATAATGAAGTAAGTAGCACTTTCTCTCTTACTGATAATTATTCCAACAAAACTAACTCAGAGTCAGATCCTATAACTTATGGAACCTTTGGTGCTCATACCGCTATAGGAGATTACAAAGGAGCATTTGCAAGTTTCTTAGAGGAAGATTATACTGCTATAACAGAAACTGAATTCCAACAAAAGCTTTCTACTGGAGGATTCTGCACTAGGGTATTAAACGGAAGTAGGATTGATGTTACTAATGTTCACTTTATTCCCGGCCCAGTAAACGCTGACAAAGAATACTTTGATCCTAGCCGTCCTGATAATAATGCAGGGTGCTATAACTTAAGAATATGGAACATAGGTGATGGTTCTCATATGAACGCAGCTTATTGCTCCGTGTCTGGATTATATCCTTCACAGGCCAATTACTACGGTCCTAGAGGTGTATGGCAAAAACCTGGAACTACTTGGTATACTGGTCAAGGGACAGCTAACACTTCTGCCATGGGTAGAAGTGGATTCACAGGACAGAATTACGGTACTTCTGCTTCATGGACTGACACTTCATATGAGCCAGCTAGAACTCATTACGAGTACGATGATACTTATGGTAATGCTTCGATTTTAGATAGTTATGGTGAGTGGGTTCCCTTAGTAGAAAACTCAGATACTCCTACTAAGGGTTTGCTTTCTGATAACGCCATAGGTGTTGCTAAGTACCAGTATTTAGTGAATAACGGTGACCTAGCGATTGATTACTCAGGTGGTGGAGAACTGTATGTTCCAAGTAGAAATCATGGAGAAGTCGGTGGAGGTGCAATTACTGCCTGGAGATGGTATGGAATGTATGGTCAAAGTGGTCCTTACAACAGAGGACCCTTTAGAATATACTACTCTGTCAATCCCGCAGCGAATCTCTTGTTCCATGTTTCGGGTACTGCAATAGATGACAACGAGTCTAATGTTGTTGCTCAAGCATTTGCTCAAGGTTATCATGCTTCAGGGCCTTGCAGTTCAGTCTCTGATGATATTGCTACATTGATAGCGGCTGACTTGCTTTTAGTTTCGGGTTCAGTTAGAAATGAAGAGAAGCTAGGTCCTAACTTAGCTGATAAATGGGATTTCTCAGGCTATTACCATGTCAAGGACTTCGTTGATCCTTCCTTTGTAAACAGGGTTAGGATAGATGAATCGGCAAGTAATACCTTTGCTAATGCGAAACACTGCTCTCATAAAGTTGGAGGAAGACCACCTCTTCTATCTATCTACAGAGCAACCATGACCCAAGAGGGAGAAGGTAGAACAAACACTACAGACGGTACGGGTAAAGGATTTAGATCAGCAAATATATTCGATTTCGATAGGAGTAACTAATGGCACACAATAACTACGGACCAGGACAAGTACCTCAACCTCCTACACAATGGAAGGAGAGTGCTTATCAATTCACACAACCAATTAGATACTTCAAGTCTAATGATCCTTACTACTGGCAGGTAGATAACATTCCTCTTGAGCAACTAGAGAAGAATGTTCTATGGCTACGGGATCAGATTGGTGGAGGTTCAGTAGGTCTTCTATCTGGCATTGAAAGAAATCAGATTAATGAGCTAAGACCTTTCGCTGATGATACTTCTTTCAAGGCATTCGTAAAGCCAGGAAGGTATACCGCTAGAATCAACGATGCTTATAAGAAAAAGCTTATTGATATTATTTATCTTCAAAGCGATCTTCCTAGTGTCACTAACCCCGGAATGGGGGATTTCGATTTTAAAGTATCTGAAAACTTTATAAAGACTCTTGCGGGTGAAGTTACTGGAAATCTGATACTTAACAACGGACTATACGATGCAGTTCTTCACCATGTCTGTACTCCTTATCAAGGATTCATAACATCCTGGACTGGTCGATACGGAACTTACTCCAACAATGCCTTGGCTGGTATGGACAACCTTCCTTTAATTAAGAAGACCACCATCAGACAAGAAAAGACTTCGGATCACCCAGGAACAGCATCTCTGATTATAGGTAATACAAGATCAGATTTACAGCAGCTATTCTCAGACTTCATCAAATGGTGGGGAGGTACTGCCAGAACAGCAGTCGTAAATGTCCCAGAGACTTTAAGTATAGAAGTTGCTCCATTCGATGCAGCGGATTTTATGAATCAAACAGACTTCGAGCCTAGTTACAGAATCGACTTACTGTTTGTTTACTCTCATCCTATTGATGCTTCTAGCACGACAATCCTTAAAAAGGACGGCGCTGCTCCTGCAATGATAACAGAACCTCAATTAGGTATTGTAAAAGGAGCAGGCGCTATAGGTCTTAAGGGTAATGGACCTAACTTTGGAGTTTTTGATACTTATACTGATGGTACTTCTTGGATTGGTGATTCTACCGAGTGGACCGCTGGTAAGAATATAGGTGCAAACTACTTCTCGTTTGTCGATAGCGAGGATTATCAGTATGGTTATAACCAAATAGCTGCTACGGTTGCTGATCAAATACAAGATGTAGCAGGAATGGAGGGTTACTATGGTAACTTCCCATCTCCTGATGACCTTCTTAACATTGCTCCTCTTTTACAGATTGATCTAGAGACTAATAACCTAGCCCTTATCGGTCAGTCTGTTCTACCTCTTGCTTATATCATTGTAAAGAAAGATGCAACTGCCATAACGGCAGCCGACATTCTTGATATCAGACCTTTCCTAAGAACAACTGAGCTTGCTTACAATGAGAGAGCGGGTATTGCTGCTGCTAACCCTCCTCTATCTTTTGCTAACCCTGCTGTTGGAAAGGAGGAGCTAGGCGATACGATAAGAAAGGTTAGGGCAGAGGTTATTGAACTAATTCCTAGTGTCCCAGAGATTCCAACTGTACCTAGAGTTGTAGGTTCTGGTTATATATTTGGAGGTCTTAAGTACGGTGTTGAAGGTGCTCTACTCAAAATGGCTATGGGCCATCCTGATTGGCAAAATATAATACAGAACCCTTCAAATGCTGAGGCAAGATATTCGTGGCTTATAAACCAAGGTCATGTTCCAGGGGGTACAACCTTAAGAGAACTTCCTGACTGGGAAGTAGCTCCATGGGTTTTAGGAAAAAACAGTGCTGGATCTTATAGAAATGATAGAACTTGGCTTGCTAGACAACAGGGAAGTGAGACAGGTGTTACTTTAAACAATGCATCTATATACGAAAGTTTCCATGATTCAATTGACGCATTAGGAGCGTATAAGAGAGATGGTGCGGGTGCTGCCCTAGCTTTCTGTAGGAAGAAGATTCAAGTTGACACTGGTAATGTTCCTTGGATGTCATACTATGATGTTATCGTAGAGTTTGTAAACTGTGTCCCAACAACTGTAAGCGATTGGTATCATAGAAACTCTAGTGACTCTGACGACTTCTGGCCTAGACAATACGCAGGATTAACAGTGTCTAAAGAAGGTAACTCCTTCACAGTTATGGCTGCCTTCAACTCATTCTTCTCTAGTAGAACTGAGACACAGCCTGGAATCAATCACCCCTGGGCTGATAATAACCCTGGATCAGGTGGTTACAACAAGAACATGTTTAGTGTAGGAAATGATTGGTACAGAAACGCAGGGTCTACTTATCCAAACTTTGCTGTAACTCACAGTATCTTGGACTGGGATCAAAATAACCCTGAGAGCTATTCTATGAATAGTTCGTCACCAGCATCACCAGTTATTGCTTGTACTTATCCAACTGTTAAGTACACTATCATGGGTTACCCTTCTTACTATAGACCTGATACTGATAATAGAGAAGTTATTTATCTAAAGTAAAATGTCGGTATTCCTCAATTGTATACTCAGAGCACACAACTATTTAACTGGAGGAGATAATACTCCACCGGACTGTTGTGGTGATTTTGATGGAGGAGGGCCTGACGAACCCGTTGATGACGGTGGAGGTGAGTGTAATTATAGCGAAGCTTGTTATTTTTACTGCACTAGGAGCACACAAACCTCAATAGGTACAACGACAATAGAACAGGTATGTATAACCTTTGATGATCTCAAAGGAGCGGGACTTGCTGATGATGATGACTGTACAGGTCCTAATAATACTTATGTATTCCCTCCCGTAGTTCCAGACGGAACTGTTGTTGGAGAGTTTATAATGTCATTGATTCCTAACGGAACCCCATTTGCATCACAAGCTATGGCTCCTGAGGAATGTACAACATTTGATTGCGATGCAGGACTCTGCCCTGACAATACAACGGTAGTTTGCCCAGGAAACGGATGCCAAACTGTTCCTAATCATGTGACTGGGATATTTAAGTGTAGCCCAGCCTTGCCCCCAGGAACTTGCTACGACGACTGTGCTTCTTACTATGTAACTAATCCACCAGGAGGACCAGGGGGGAATTATTATAATACGGCTCAGGACTGTATAAACTCAGGTGAGTGTTGTGTTGAAGATGACCCTGGAGATCCACCTACTCCAACCACTCCAGGTCAAGGACCTCAAGGACCTGCAACACCTGATGCAGGATGCAGTTTATGGACTTGTAATGAGACTATTTACGAATGTGAGCGTGAAACTAGGCCCATAGATCAATGGTTACTTTCTCTTGGATTAAGCTTTCCTGGAGGAGGTTCGGGGCCTGGAGGCAGAATTGTTTGTAATGATATTAAGAATGCTGCTGCGGCAGGTGTAGCAGAAATTGCAACAGGAAAAATATACTACCGTGGTGCATCCACTTGTAATCAAAACTGTAATGAGCCTTCTCCTGAGTGTGATGTTACCATCTGTATTAACTACCAAGATCAAGTTAATGCAGAGTGTCAACTCAATGTTACAAAAACTGCTAATGAGTGGGCAGGGATTTTAGGAGTTACTTGTCCAGCAGGAAATTGTGAGTGTGAGGATATTAATGGTATCCTCCCAACTGTCGTAGGTAATAACCGTTACAGCCAAGAGCAAGACTGTAATAACTGTCCTCCACCTCCTCCACCTCCAGAGGAGTGTGAATTAAATGTATGTAGAAATGTAGGAACCTCAAACGCTTATTGTGAGATAGATATAAGACCTGTTAATCAATGGGTTGAGTTCTTCTTACTTACTGGTACGAACCTTACCTGTGATGATGTTTATGATTATGTAACTGGAGGAAAGATTGTAAACGGTGACAGATATACTGTTCTTCCTTGTACTGACTGTGATCCTGTTGTAGATCCTAATCCTATAACCTATCTTGAATTTTCACAAGAAGCCCCTTACTGGCCTCAAACTGTTGTTGTTATGAGAGATCCTGATGCAGGAATTGCTGGAGGAAATCCAGGACAGTTTATGAATGTCGTTCCTTCAAGAGAACCAAGAGTATGTTGTGACGAAGGAACTAGTTATATTGATGTAGAAGGGTTTGATGAAAATTATAACAGCCTTCCAATACTTTTCGATACGATTGATATAACAGACTCCACTTTTGGAGCAGTTGAATGTGTTGAACCTGTTCCAGGTACGAATAAGATGAGAGTAACCTTCGTATCTTGTCCAATCAATGAACCTACTAATCCAACTCCTCCTTTATTTACTATAAAAGTTTCTGACGCCAACGGTAACTTTATACAGCCTACGGCATATAGGTTCATAATTGATGGTGGAGGCGCAACTGCGGCTGTTCCTATTTGTGATGATTGTATAGATGCTAACGAGATAGACTACGGAGCAGACCCTTGGAATGCTGGGGGAGGTAATTTCTGTGATCCTGGTGGAGGAGGAGGTCCTGGAGGAGGAGGTCAGTCTGGAAATACTCCACCTCCTAATGACGGTAGGTTTGTAAATACAGCAGAGGGTCAGATTAGGAGAGAGTATACAAAGAATGTTAATCTAAACATTGAGGACAGAGACCTTAATAATAACTTCTATAGAAGGAGTAGAAAATTCATACCTGAAAAGAATAAGAGTTACAGGACAGACTTATTTAAGGAAAGAGTTCACTATGCTTTAGAAGCTATAGCAGATATAAGATCACAAAGAACGACACAAGCTACAGACCTTCCTTTTGGTGAACTTACTTACGATAATATAGAGAACTCTCTTGTATCTGATATTTCTAGAAGACTATCTCAGATTAAAAATACTAGACAAGGAAAGAAGGTTAGGAATGATATCCTATCTTCCATCCATAGACATATCATCGAAGGAACTGTAAATGATATATCTATACCAGAAATAAGAAAAGTTCTGTTCGATTTTGAGGACCCTGATGTCCCTCTTTACACTGGTAAGATTTCTGAGTCTGGCGCAGTCACGCACGCATTTGAAAACAAAGTCTCGTTGAACTATGCTAATTACGGTTCTGATATAGAGCGAGAGAAGATGCGCCTATGGAAAACTGTAGCACCTGATGTAGATAAACACTTGTTGGTTGTGTTGAGTAACGGAGATCAGGAGAGAGTCTTCATAGATCAGAATGACAAGTTCGATCTTTCATTATCAGACGGTAGCCTATCAACACTTACCATAAGCCCAGGAGATGTATATCAAACTGCTATTACAGGAGGATTACAGATACCTCTTCAGTTTGATAGAGATAGAGTATCTACATTAAACTTCAACGATATTGAAAAGATATTCGGTATGCTCAATGTAGACTACGATATCGTTTTAGATGTTAGTAGTGATGAAGCTAATCTTGTAGAGAAGGACGCTGATCTTTCTGCCTCTAGACCTGAGGTTTATGTTCTCAAGCTTAATACAGAGAGTCTAGAGGATCTGGAGAGACCCCATGAACTTATTAGGGTATCGAAAGCTACTTATGAGGTCATGAATTATGAGGATGTGGATGATTGGATGTCCTACAACCCCTTCCCATTTAATACTTTCTATGTAAGTAACGAGGATCCTTTCTTGGATCACTTAGAAGATAGTAATACTTTAAGAGCCACTTTCAAGGACTTCTCTTTGGATGCTTTCGTTGGTTACAATGACGAGGTTCCTATCTTCCCAAGAAGGATACCTTGGACCATAGCCATAGTTCCTACAGATAGAGAGGACCTTCAAACTGGGTTCTCTAGGTCTACATTCGTGTCTCTATCTGAAAGAAGAATGATCTTCAAGAGAAATCTTATAAAGCGGAGAGAAGGATTAGAGAATCCTATTCTTGATACTGAGGTTGTAGGTTATGGTGAAGGTGCTGTTCCTACTGCTCAAACAGACAGCCAAGTGGCTTTCAAATTCAATTCAACAAAAATAAAAAACACGGTAAGACCTTACAGGAATGATGCCGAGGTTCTACCTAGAAAAGCAAGCCCTGTTAGAACATTACTGACTGCTCTAGAGAACTCAAAGACATCTGGAGAGTTTATTGACGCTCGAACAAGCACAGTTCCTTGGCCCACAATCCTCGGTAAGATGTCTATTTCAGATAGGAAACTTCTTATAACGGAAGCTCTTGATTACAAAAAACTTAGATCTTCACTATCATTAAATAGATTGGCTACTAAAGAAAGCGTGAAGGAACTATTCCCTAAAGTATCATTTGTTCCTACAACGACGAAGGATGCCACGATAAATAATTACATAGCTCCTCCTACTAGAACAACCAAGCTAGAAGGAGACTACGAAACTGAAACACCGGAGCCTTTCCCCTGATGCCTGGAATAGAAAGACAAGGAGACGCAGCTACCTGTGGTGATACAAACACGGGTAGCTCTACCGTGTTTGTTAACGGTAAGGGAATTACTAGGATAGAGGTAGATAGCGCAGGAGCTTCGATAATAGGGCCTGGATCATCAACGGTTTTTGCAGAAGGATCTAAGGTGTCTTTACCAGGAGATGCAATCACAGGACATGGGGTTTCTCCACATGCCGCTCCTGTAACAGCTAATCCTAGCACTGATGTATTTGCAGGAGCCTAACAAAAATAAGGAAAAATCATCAATTAAATTTAATTAGATATACATATCTACAGACGGTTGAACCGTCAGGAGTTTATCATGAACAAAGATCAATTAAGAGAAGCCGTACTTGGCACCGCAGCCTGGACCAAGGCTGGTTTTATTAACGAGTCTGCTGAAGTCGAGCAGCAAGAGATTCTTGAGGAATCTTCCGAAGAGGTTGTAGAGGCTCATGTCTGCCCTCTCTGCGAGTCACATCTCGAAGAGGAACTTTCAGACGAGCAACTTATGGAGCACGCAGGCGCTATGTACCAAACCTTCCAAGAGGCAGAGCAGATTCTAGCCGAGGCTGCCGCTGCTGAAGAAGACGGTGATGTCATCGAAGAAGAAGAGGAGATTGATCTCCTTGAGGATCTTGATGAAGAAGAGCTTGAGGATGTCGTAGCTCTTATCGAAGCTTACAAGAAGAAGAAAGCCAAAAAGGGCATGGACAGCGGCGAAGCCTGCTGATTTAAATAACCATGGCTTCTCTTAACGAAATAGGTATGGGGATTGGCGATTTCGCTCTTAATTTATTAGAGCGAGAGAAAGCCAATCCTCAGCCTGTTTCACGCAAAGCTCCCGTGAGGGGCAATGTACCAGATATAGAGAATGTACAAGTTCTTCAAGAAGATGTCGATGCCGTTCTATCTAATTCTTTTGGAGTTAGAAGACAGGATGTACCTGAGGTCAATCTTCAAGAAGAAAGAAGGAAGCACCTTAAGGAGCAAATTCAGATCAAGGTTAATGAACTGAAGGCACTTCTTAATGAGTTTCACTACGGACCAGGAACTACTACTGTAGGGAGCATCGGTGCTCCTAACTTTGCTGGAGGAGAATCTCATGAGCCTAATAAGCGTAATAAAAAAGCTAAAAGACGAAGAGCATCAGTTAGACGAAAAAAAGTCTAGCAGATATCCTAACGGCAGAGGTGGTTATAAGAGGAAAGAAAGATCAGTATCTAGAAAGAGTAAGGTGCCTGTATACGACACAATAAAAAAGGCATTATCTCAGACTAAACCAGGAAGTATCTTTTCTACAAAGGGTTCATACAGACTATATGTTACTACTGCTAGTGGCTGGGGCAGTAGCAAGCAACAAAGAGTATCAGGAAGAACTGCGAAGGGTTTCACACCAGGAAGCTCCACTCCAGGTTCAGACTGGTCAAGTATTAAAAGCCACGCCGCAAGAACAGCAGTTAAGCATGGAGGCTCTAAGGCCAAGAGCTTAACTGCAAAAGCTCGTAGAGAGAAAGATCAACCCAACAAATACAAGGCGACAGCCAAAAGGAGAAAGTGATGTTAATCGAAGATGTATTTATTATTGAAAACTTACAGGTCATTAATGAAGGTAAGACTGGCCCCATGAAAGTTCGTGGTGTTTTCCAGCGTGCAGACGAGGAGAACAACAATGGCCGTATCTACCCTAAGGCATTACTTGAGCGTGAGATAACCAAGTTAGCTGAGTCTATGAAGAATCGTAGACTTATGGGCGAGCTTGATCACCCTCAGCACGATAGCGTCAAGCTCTCCAATGTTTCTCACCTTATCACCAAGCTTGAGGCTAGAGGTAATGAGATCATCGGTGAGGCTGAGATTCTAGACACTCCTATGGGTAAGGTTGCCAAGGCACTTATCGAAGGTGGTGTTCAGGTAGGTATCTCTTCACGCGGCATGGGCACTCTCTCCGAAGGTCAGGACGGTAAGCGTTATGTCAACGAGGACTTCCGCCTTATCACCTGGGACCTTGTTGCTGATCCTTCAACCCGTGGTGCTTTCCCTGGTCTTTCTGAGAGCACCAACCTTAACAGCATGTTAGTTGAGGAGATTCTTAACGATGTGCTTCCTAAGGTTACAAAGGAGAAAGTATTCAGCACTCTTCTTGAGGAAACTCTTAACGAAGCCAAGATGAAAAGATCCAAGAAGAAGCCTGCTAAGAAAACAAAAGGTGGCTTACCTGATTTCAGCCGTGATGGCAAGATAACTAAGGCTGATGTCCTCATGGGCAGAGGCGTTATTCCAAAACCAGGACAGAAGATGAAGACTAAGAAAGTTGCAAGAGAAGATTCTTCTACACTATTTGCTCATATAGGTGCTATCCTAGGAGAAAGTGATTCAGCCAAAGCCCTTAAAGCTCAAAAAGATTTTGAAGTAGAGACCGCAAACATGTCTCCTGATAAAAGAAATAAGCGTAAGCGTGGAGTCTTTGAAAATACCGAAGTTGTATTCCCTAGATTAGGAATGATGCTTTCTGAAGAAGGTGTGCTTTCTGAGCAGCTTTCTGAAAGTATTGCTCGTAGTGCTCTAGCCGCAGGTATCAAAGGAACTAGAGCAGTATACAGAGACACTAAAGCAGGATTAAAGAATGTAGGTCGTGCAGGGTATGACCTAGCTAAGAAAGCTATTAAAGGAGCCGTAAAAGGTGTTGGCTACATCGCAGGGGCCATGCAGAATAGAGGTAAGTCTGGTGAGGATGCAAAGAAGCCTAAGACCAAGCCTGATACTGCACCTAAGCCTGATACTGCACCTAAGCCTGATACTGCACCTAAGCCTGATACTGCACCTAAGCCTGATACAAAGAAGAAAGCCTTAGACTCTGTTTTCCAGAAAAACAAGGAATCTCAAAAAGGCATGACCAATAAGAAAGGTGATGCCACCAAGAGTAAAGCTTTAGGTGCCATGGCTGGTGACAACCTCAAAACTCAAGGAGCTATGAAAGGTCAGGAGGCTGCTGCTAAAAAGGCTCAAGATACCAAGAATAAAGAGGCTAAAGAGATACAAGGAAGAAAGGAATTTGATAAGGCCAAAGGTGGTATTAAGGGAAGGGCTAAGGCTCAGGCTAGTAAAGAAGGTGCTTTTGGTGCTGGAGTTGGAGCAACATCTGATAGAAAAGAAGGCGTTGATCGTGATAAACTTAGAGCATCAATCGCAAGAAGAGAGCGTAAGACAGGTAAGAAGGTTAATTTAACTACTTCTCAAGCAGCAATGGTTGAAAGAAATCTTATGAACCGACTTGTCGCCCTGCTATCGGAGAAGGACGAAACCCCAGAGGAGTTTGCTAGGAGAGCTATGGGTCAAATGGGGCGAGGTGAAGATCCTGGTATTGGAGCACCTCGACCTAAGAAGCCTGCTAAGAAGCCTGCTAAGAAGAAGGGAAAGAAAAACTAGTAAAAAACGAACACCTCTATAATAAGAGTATAGATAACAATAGATTGGAGTACAATCATGGATAAAAAGAAAATAGATAGCATCGCTGATTTACTTCCTGAAGGCATCACTGAAGAAACTGTTCTTGAGATTGCAAGTGTCATGCAGGATTTAATCGAGCAAAGAGTACAAGAGGAAGTAAGTGAACTTAACGATAAGGTTTTCGCTTACCTATCCATGAAGCGTCAGCAGATTCAGGAAGCAGCCCTTGAGGAACTTCATGAGTCTAACGATGTTTACCGTGACGCACAAAGATTCCGTGAGCTAATGGGTTACATGGCTGTCGAGTTCCGTCCTGAGCATGTTGATGCTGAGAGCGAGAAGAGATTGTCAGAGGCTACTGAGCTTGTAGAGGACAATGAAGTCCTTGCCCGTGAGCTTTCTGAGTCACTTCGTGAGCAAGAGCGTCTTGCTAAAACAATCCAACTGTTAGAATCTAAAGTCGCCAAGCGTGATAGAGATATTCAATCTCTAAACGAAAGCGTTGTGAATCTAACAGAGGAAAAAGAGACTATGCTGTTTGAGTCTACTGAGCAGGCTATAGTCGTTACTAACAATGTAGACGAAGAGGTTGAGGATGAACAACTGGAAAGTATAGGGAATCAGTTCTTAACCGAAGAAATGCTCAAGCTTATGCGATGAGCTTATAACTTTAAGGAGTTGTAGTTATGGATATTATGGAAATGGGTGCATCGGACGAGCTAGTCTCCAAGTGGGGTCCTGCCGTTGACGGCATCGAAAACGATTATACCAAGAGAGTAACTGCACAACTACTGGAGAACCAACTTAAGTCAGCCCAAGAGGATCGTATTGACGAAGCCGCTTATGGTCCTGGCACTACTACTGTTGGTAGCATTGGTACTTTCCAGAAGTTTGCATTCCCTCTCGTTCGCCGGGTATTCCCCGAACTAATTGCTAACAACCTTGTTAGCGTTCAGCCAATGACAGGTCCTGTCTCACAGGTCTTCTACCTTGGCTCTGCTAGAGTCTACGGTTCCGACCGTCAGAACCTCTACAGCAAGTACCAGCTTACCTACCGTGGTAGAGTAACTGGTGAGCCTGGATTCAAGGGACTAGGCACCAGTTCTGACGAGCAATTAGAGAGACTTTCTAATTCTCAGGCTTTTGGTGCATCTGCCCTTAACCAACCTTTTGCTACTGGTCACAACATGGCTTCTAGCATTGCTGGATGGCCTGACGGTGCCTTCGCTCAAGGCTGGTCAGTTTCTGCTGGTGAAAGACTTGCTGGGTCTTCAATCCCAGAGGTCACCATGCACATCGAGCAGCAGCCTGTCATTGCACGCACCAAGAAAATGCGTGCCCTCTGGACCCTTGAGGCTTCACAAGACCTTAAGGCTTACCACAACCTAGATCTTGAGCGCGAGCTTACTGATCTTCTTGGTAAGGAGATTCGTCTAGAGGTTGACCGTGAGCTTATCGAGAACCTTCGTGGTCTTGCTTACGATCTAACTGGTACTGTTGGCGACCTCTTCAACAAAGACATGCTTGATCAAGCCACCAACCAGAGCCAGATGGGTAACTTTGCACCTGCTGCTGACTCTACTTTCAGTGGGTTCCTTTTTGCTCCTGATAGCACTACAGCCCCCACTGCTTCTAGCCCCATTCCTGGTATCCCTGGCACTTACAGTATTGGTCGTAATGTTTTCTTATTCGACTTCAACAACGCTGCCTTTGATAGCTTCGCTCCTCGCCACATCGGGGACAAGTATGCCAACCTGCTTGCTACCATAAACTATGCATCACAGGACATTTACAAGACCACTCAGCGTGGTTCTGGTAACTGGATTATCTGTGCTCCTATTATGGCTACTCTTCTTGAGACTGCTGCAAGACTTACTGGTGGCATCGAGGCTTCTGACTCCCCAACTAACTTTGGTCCTGGTACTATTCAGTTCCGTGGTAAGTTCATGGGTCGCTACGACCTTTATGTCGATCCTCTCTACCCAGAGGGTGAGCTAATGATGGGTTACAAGGGTTCTAGCCCAATGGACGGTGGATTCGTTTACGCTCCATACATCCCATTCCAGGCCCTACCCACTATCACCGATCCTGAGAGCTTCCAGCCCAGAAAGGGCATCCTTACCCGTTACGGTAAGGTAGCTGTTGCTCCTGCCTCACGCTTCTATCGCGTGATTCGCATGGTCGGAACTGATGGTATTACTGCTGGTATTGGTAATACTATGCCCACCCCCTGATTGTAGGTAACTAAACGATGCCCACTCCTCAAAAGTTAGGGGAGTGGGCATTTTTTTTATTTAGAGGCTATATATACTTATGAAGTATAAGTATAGAAGCACTTCAAGGTTTCCAGTTCTAATTATACTTGATGATACCTTTGTAGAAGTGAGACCAAATCAGATTATCGAGTCTGAAACTCAACTTAAAAATTCAAATCTCAAGTTAATAGAACCAGAGCCACCAACACCAAAGAAACCCCGGAGAAGAAGAAGTGGCAACAATAATCTACCCCAAGGTGAATAGCTACGGAAATAGCTTCACCGATGTACCTAGCCAAATGCTCCATGATCATAGTCCTCCTTTCAAGGAAGACATTGATCTAGAAACATTAGGAGAATTGAACGAGACAGATGTAGTTGAGTTCAGTAACTTTGAGCAACAGATAAGGGACTATATCCTTGCTCATTTAGGTCATCCTGTAGTTCGTGTAGAGTTAACTGATTTCCAAATTAAGACCAGTATAGATGAAGCTATGACTGAGCTTGATTACCATGCTCCACAGTTTACAAAACAGATTGCTGTCTTTGAAACCGTTGCTGGTAATAACCTATATGGGATACCTAAGTATATTCTTAGAAACTTAACCTATGTAACCTTCAAGAAGACTCTTCTCAGTATTCAATCTCAGGCTGGTACATTAGAGTTCGACTTCTTCATTAAGTATTTCCAAGATAACTATCTATTTGATAACTTTACAATAGGCGATTACTATCTTCTACAGTCTACGATGGAAACAACTCGTAGAGTGTTAGGACAAGATGGAGGGTGGGATGTTATAGACGGACAGTTCCTTCAATTGTATCCCATACCTGCTGTAAATGATTTAGCAATATTAGAGTACAGAGGTATAAACTCTAGAACAATTACTCCTAAGATGAAGAACTGGCTAAAGAAGTATGCCATGGCTTGTGCTAAGGAGATACTAGGTCAGGTAAGGGGTAAGTTTACTGTGGTTCCTGGTCCTGGTGGAGGAACACAACTTAACGGTGCTGCATTACAACAACAAGCTGCTCAAGAGAAGAAAGAACTTAAAGAGGAGCTAATGAATGAGGTTGAAGAACCTCCCATGTTTACTACAGGCTGATGGCAAAGAGATTCAAAGTTCGTAGACAAATGGATAACCTTCCTGAGTTACAGGGGGGTACTCCTTTATCTTTTTATGATCCTAATAACCCAGATGTAAACCTCTTCAATCTTATTGATGATGAGCTTATTCGTATATCAGGATCTCCTCTACACTACTTTAAATCTTATGTCGAAGAGCAGTATGATGAGGTTTATCTAGAGGCTGCGAATAAGACGGTTGCTTCTGAATCTGTGCTTGTATATGGTCACTACGAACCTTCTGTCATACAGGAGACACTATCTAACTTTGGTATAGAGCTAACGAACGATCAGATGTTCATCTTCAACAAGTCTTACATTGAGAAGATGCTCAATAGATCTCCTCAGATAGGTGATCAGATTACACCAGAGTTCCAGAAACAAAAGTATGAGATCATTGAGGTGCAGGAAGATAGCTTCGAGATGTACGGAGTATACCACATTCTATGCACAGCTAAACTTCTCCGCGAGAGCGAGGATGTTGTCAACCAAGAGGTATCTGATGTAGCAGATGACCTAGGAGGATACATAGATCTTGAGTGATACAGATACTTTTAAGGGTACATTTAATGAGTACCTTACTTCTACCTCTTCTATTCCAGAAGGGGGTAGAAGTGCTAGGCAGTTATTTTATGACATGGTTACTGACGCTGTAGACAAATCAAACTATAAGCCTACTGTGTACAAGGAGATGCTTAGAGCTTTGATTTCTCAGTTAAAACTCAGGTATGTTGATAGCCGAGGAGAACCTGTTGATATTAAACTTCACCACGGAAGACAGGATAGAGCAGTAGCCAAGAAGTTCCAAGAGAATAATATAATTCTACCTTATGCAACAGTCTTCCAATACAATGTACAGAACGATGTGGATCGTAGAAGGTTTGATAGCCTAGTGGTTCATAGTTCTAGATGGAATGAAGACACTCAAAGAGCGGAAAGAGTTCTCGCCTTCCCAGATGTCCCTGTCAAGTTAAGTTATCTTTTAAATGTGTGGACTCGTTATGTCTCCGATATGGATCAGATAGCGGCGCTTGTAAGAAACAAGTTCAATCCATCTTTTGAACTTAAGACTCCTTTTTCAACTAATGTCACATGTTTCCTCTCCGATGAGACTGATAACTCTGTGGTTGAGGTTAGCGATAGAGAGGACCGTCTTATAAGAAAAGGGTTCTTTATAGAGATCCAAACCTATATTCCAAGCCCTAGATTCAGGGTTACTAACACTGGTAGAATTGAGGAGATCGTCATCGAGTCCCAATTTCTAGAGTAAAAATATATAAAAAAAGGGCTTAGGACCTCTAACTATATTAGGAGACGATCATGAAATCCATTACAAACAAAAGCCTACAGAGTTTTAGCATCTTCTTTCAAACGGAGAAAGGTCCACAGTCTTTCCGACTCAAGCCTAGAAAAACTGTTGTAGTTCCAGAAACATACATTTCTGATCAAATCAGAACAATGGCCCGTAGAAGGCTATTAAAAATTTCAAATGCGTGAGGTCTAAATTATGCCTAGTTATGTAAGCCCCGGAGTCTATGTCCTTGAGAAGGATATTTCAAACTACCCTGTTAGCCTTAACCCTTCAGTCGTAGGTATTGTCGGTTTTGCTGGTAAGGGTCCAGAGAACAAAGCAACTCTTATCACTAGCCAAGAGCAGCTTATCAACACCTTTGGTAAGCCAAGCGAAGACCTTGAGGGTCAAGGTCTTGAGGCTGCATTAGAGATCCTTGAAGCTACTAACTCACTTTACTTCGTTAGAGCCATTGTTGAGGGTGATAAAGCTGACGCTAGTGCCACTATTCCTTTTGGAGCCTGTCCTGCTGTCTGTATTTCTTCACTGGACTTTGGATCTACTGAGCCTCTTTACTTAAGAGTTCAAGTGACTGACAACCTAGGACTTTCTGGATTTGCTACTCCAAAAGTATACGCCCTTCCTGCTGGAACCGCTCCCACTCAGACTGAAGCACTTCGTAAAGTAATCGGTACTGGAGGTGATCAAAGTATAGTTTCTATTCAGAATGATGGAACTAATGATTTCCTTGTTAGTAGGTTTGCAGGTGTCAACTGCCGATTGCAGGTTACTTGTGCCTCTTCCGCAGACTTTAACACTGTTGGACCAGACTCAGTGGTTTCTGGAGCACTTGCTTCAATTAATAAAACTGGTGATGTTAATCCAACCACTGCAAGTTCAATAGTGGTTTCAGGTATGACCTTTGATACCACAGGTGGTGACAGCCTTGCTTATCTAGTCGAGTCTCTCTACGCTGGAGCAGACTACAATTACAGACTTGATTCCGCTGGTAGAGTATTAGGTAACACTGTTGAGATTACTCCTTTAGGTGGTAAGAATGTTAGACTTACTATTAATGATGCGGGAGCAGCTACTGAGAACTTTGTAGTATCTCTTGTTGGTTCTGGAACTTACATTGAGGATTTAATCAACACTGGTGAGGTTGATACTACCTCAGACTTTATTAAAGGTAACCTTATAGATAACAGTGTTGATTTCCCAGCAACCGAATTAGCAGACTTCTCTAACAAGATTACCGCTCTAGGAATTAACCAAGTAGATGCTGTATCAGGAACTACAGGAACTGTGGTTGTAGATGCTACTCCAAGATTCGTTAAGCCAATTCAAGGAACTTACAATCTAGCTGGAGGTAATAGTGGTGGATCAGGAATTACTGATGATATCAAAGCAGCTATAATCGGTGAGGAGTCTCTCCACACGGGTATCTATGCTCTAGACTATGATATTCTTAACATCAGTCTCGCCTGTACTCCTGACATTCATGATGAAAATGTTCAGAATGCTCTGATTACTTTAGCAGAAGTATCACAAAACTTCCTTGCTGTTGTTTCTCCTCCTTATGGTAAGGACTCTGTTCAAGAGGCTATAGAATGGAGTAATGGTCTTGCAACTGAAAGAACCAGTGCTATCAACAACAGCTACGCTGCTATCTTCTGGCCTTGGGTTAAGACCTACGACAACATAGAGAAGAAGGACAAGTGGTATGACCCTGCTATCTACGGTATTCGTCAGATGTGCTTCACTGACTCCGTAGCAGACGCATGGTTTGCTCCTGCTGGATTCCGTAGAGGTCGCCTAACCAAGCCTACAGATGTTGAGGTAGATGTTGGTCAGGGCGATAGAGACAACATGTACAGTGGTGGTAACGCTATCAACCCAATCGTTAACTTCCCACAACAAGGTATAACAATCTTTGGGCAAAGAACTGCACAGAGAACACCAACTGCTCTAGACAGAATCAATGTTAGAAGACTTATGATTCTCATCAGAAAGATCCTTCTCAACTCTACTCAGCAGTTTGTATTCGAGCCTCACGATCCTGCAACCTGGGAACAAGTCGCAGCAGTTGTTGAGGGTATCCTAGCTGATATCGTTACAAGAAGAGGTATTACAGAGTTCAAAGTAATCTGTGATGAAACCACCAACACTCCAGTCCGTATAGACAGAAGTGAGCTATGGTGTAAGGTCTTACTCAAACCAACCAAAGCAGCAGAGATTATTGTCTTTGAGCTTAACCTAACCAACCAAGCAGCTAACCTAGGCTGATAAGAGGTAATAAAAATGGCATCTTATTTCGGAACTGAACTAAACAGAGATATTACGGGGACTGGTAGGTCTCAAACTCCTGAGATTTCCACCATGCTGGACTCAGTAAGGACTTATCAATGGGAGATTACTTTCGATCTCCCTGCTGATGTTCTCAACTCTACTGGAGGTCCTGGCAGTGTTCAAAAGCCACTAACCTTTGGAGCCAAGCAGATACGAGGGATTGGTGTCAACTTACAAGACATCGAAGTAAACCGTATGAACGACAAGGTTTACTACCCTGGGCGTCCTTCCTACGAAGAACTAGAGGTTACATTTGATAACCTTCTAGAGACCAAGGAAGGTGCTCTGCTATTCGAGTACATGAGAACAGCCTTCGATCCAATCAAGGGCGTCTACGGTACTACTAATGTCGGCGGTGGTGCAGGCAACTCACTTGTTCGTCGCCACAAGACTTCTGCTATCATCACTGAGTTCAATGGTAACCACGAAGTTTCTCAAGAGATTGAGCTAAGAGGTCTTTACCCTAAGAGCTACAGTAGAGGGGAGAAGAACTACTCCAACAACGACTTTGATACCATTGTCATGAAGTTTAGATACGACTACTTACTCGTCAAGTGACAGTAGTTTAGATCACATTAGCCCAACCCAGCGTTTGTTGGGTTGGGTTTTTTAATATAATAATACGATGAAGAAGTTTGCCATACAACTACTTGAAAGCTATCGCAGTCTGCACGAACAAGCTCCACAAGCTATGACACCTGAACAGGCTATAGGTCTTGCTGGTGACAGTATAAAGACCCCCGGTATACTCGATGGTGCTGGAGGTGGAAAGGGTAAGATATGGAAGACTACCCGAGGAACTATAAGCTTTCAAAGAGATGAGCCTAACGCTAGAGCAAATAAAGTAGACGGTCCAGGGTCTGAAGGCTACGACGATCTAGCCGCGTTCTTGTCAGGAGCAGGAACTACCGCGAAACAACCTGTCATGTCCAAAGCCGAAAGGCAGGAGATGGAGAAGCAGCAGAGACAGACGGAAACTGTTGACGAGTTGAACCAGGGATTTCCAGGATTAGGTGACGCGGTACTGTCATTGTTTACAAAGCTCTTTGGACTAGAGAATGTTCTTGACACGAATACCCGTGAAGCGAAACTTCATGGACAGTTCTTCTCTAACGCCAACAATAGTATTAGAAGTATGTCTAGAAGAATGTTAGAGCGTAACATGTTATTTGTTGAGCAAGCTGCGGATGAAGGTGGAGATGATGTAAAAGTATTTGAACGAGAACCTCCTAGTGAATCTCAAGTAAAGAGGGCTATGAAACAGTATGAGAGGATAGCGACTCTAACAGATCAACTAAAACGAGGTGCTCGTAAGCCTGAAAACATCCTGGAAGACCTTAGGAAAATGAAGCAGCTTCTATACAAGAATAAAAAGGGTCAGGTGTTCCTAAAGGTTGATGGTCGATCCTTGGCTGGAGTGTGTATCATGCCAAGTGAAAAGCACGCTCTTACTGAATTGATAAATCAGTATGAGACTGAGGCTAAGAAGTTCGAGAAACAAAACAAGGAACTACTAGAAGATGGAGAGACTTTAGCAATTGATAGTTTTGATTTCGCTAAGGACAGCTTCAACTATTCAAATGCTGTTAAAGAAACCTCTGAGATATTAGAAATAGCTGCTCACTATATCGCCAGAGGTGAGATAGATAAGGCTGCTCCAATCATTGAGAACATGGCGAAACAATACAAGGATAGTATTGTAAAGGTTCTACAACTTAACCGTGGTATGATGAGTGAAGCTGATGCGGAACTAGTAGCATCCATGGAGCAGATAGGTCTTACTAAAGGAACACCTAAAGAAATACAGGATGTGGTTACCAAGATAATTACAGGCCATGTTCTTCCTAGGACTGAGTTCTACAGAAGATTCAAACCAGACTTCGTGTCTAGAGTAGGAGAAGGTGATGTAGGTAAAGGCTTTAAGGCTGACAACATGCTTGTATGGTCACAACCTCCTACTGATCCTGCTCTAAAACCATTCGTCCAAAAAGTCAAATTTGAGGACCTTGATAAGACTACACAGAAGACCATAATTTCTAATGGAGGTACAGCAGGAGGTGATTATTATGCTGCTGGTGTATCTTTAAAGACTTACTCAGGTGGTACAGAGACTAAGGCAGGGTCTACTTATGGTTTCGTAGGACTGGGTGAACGCTATGGAAGTGGTGTAAGATTGGGTAAACATGAGTCTGTGGTTAGACAACGCATGGTAAATGCAGGTATGTCCACACAACAGTTTGATGCTGCAAGGACTGAGTTAACTAAACTAACAGGTGCGGCCAATTTCTGTAGGGACATAGTGGCTAATGATCAGTTAGATGTTATTGGTAAAACACCTAAGCAAGCACAACAAGCTATAACAAATCATCTGGAACTCATGATGAGAACTTATGATATAGACATGCCTCTTAATGATCCTATGTATTTAAAATCATTAAGAGGCCCTGATGGAACTATTGATGCTAGGTCTTTGTCTAGATTCTCTACTTATATGGAGAAGGAGATGCAGATGAAGATCATTGAAAAGTCTCTAGCTGATAGAGGTAAGTCTGAAATGGATAAAGATGATCCTATGTTACACGCCATGCTTCTACTAGGTGTTGATGCAGGCTTAGACTCTACCTCAGAAAATGTTATGGGAGTTACTACAAAGACTGGAACAAATGAAAGCCATGTGTATAATCAAAATGGTGAAGTGATGAAGAGTGTCGAACAGGTTTTAAGTGGTAAGAGAGGATTCACCTTCGGCAGATCAGGCTTAAGGATTGATGGAGGTATGAAAGTAGAACTTAACAATGAGAGGAATAGGGTTGCAGTTAACGCCTACATCCCATCTACAGAAGAGAACTTAGATCTAGTCTAAGTAGAAGAACTGATTATGTATCTTAAGAAGGTCATCCATGTATAACATAATGTACTCTATACCTTCTTTACTTGTTAATGTACTATATGAATCAGTATAGTTTATTATTTCTTCTTTATACCTAAGTATTGATATGATAGGCTGCCTGTCCTGGGCCATAAAAAGAATCGGTAGCTTTTCTGCTGACGCCGCGTCCCGCTCCATATGTCCTATCCACTCCCAAAGTTTTGATTGAAAATCTAACATGGAGTTGAAGCCGAGGTTGTTATAACCCTTCTTGCATTCTATAATGTATGCAAATGCTTGAGGAGTGATAAGATCTCCCTGGATTTGTAGATGTTTCGGTAGCGTATGTGTCGTTGCGAAAGCTCCTGACCCTGGTGTTCTGGCGAATTCATTTGTATCAAACCTCTCGTTGAGTATTTTGGCGACTTTGTTCTCGAAGGCCGCACCCTTCGCTCTACTATTCTTTCGCTTGGGCTTGGTCCTGAGTTTCGATAAATCGTAATTATCTTCCATTAGTATTTACTTCCGTACTATTATAGAACATGAGCGATCACGACGAATTGCTTTCCAAAAAGATTACTATCAAGAAAACCAGAATCCTACACAGGAGAAACAATAGAATGAAAATCCAATTTAACCTTTCCGAACAGGAAGCAGTAGCGTTTAAGAACTTTTATGATGCTGTGAACACCAACGGCATCTCAGAAGAGGACTTCACTAAGTCTGCATTTATGATCGGCCTTCAGCAGATGGAGCGTATTATCATTGAGAAGACTATGGAAGCTCATAAGAAAGCTGCTGAAGAGGAAGCAGGTGCTGAACCTGAAATCGTAGAAGAAGAAACAAATGAAACTGAAGAAACTGAAGAGTGAGAATCACCTGAATAAGATTCTCAGGAACTGCCGACAGTCTAAGGAGACAACGATGTTCTTCATCACCTCTCCTTGGGATAAGCAATCTGAGAAGATTGTTCAGGAAATGAACGAGGAGTTTGAGGAGAGTCTGATCGACTTCTATGAGATCGACTACTTTGAACTACCTCATGCGTACTGCATTTTCAAGGCACCTACGCCCAGCCTAGTATTGGTAGAGGGTAAGAAGACTCAGGTTTTCGATAACCCCATGTCGATCAGGGCTGAGTTGGGCCTCGATACCCTTGCAGTTCCTCAAACGCCTTGATCTTCTCGGCGTACTTTTTATCTTTTGTGTAAACCAACTTTAGATTATTAACAATAACTGTGGTAAAGAAATTGAAGGCGCTCCCTTTTTCAGGATTGAAATTTTGGAGCGTCTTCAATATTAATACGAAACAATCTTGCTTTGCGTCTTCGGGATCAACATCAAAGTTGAATGCACCCATGACATTAGAGATAAGCAAGTCGAACATAGAAAACAATTCTTCTTCGTGAGTCTTTCGATCTTGGAGGTATAATACTATTAACTCCTCGAAGCGTTTGTTGTCTATGTAATGTCTACTCATACTTAACTATTATAGTGTAAACCCCAATGCAACTTTCAAACCTATATGAAGAAGCCCCAATTCACCAGTTCTGTCAAGGATGTTCCCAACTCAAAAAGAACAAGCCAACCCATTGCATCCAAGATTATGATGCTCTGGACGAGGCTGATGTCCTTTTTCTTTCTGATTCTTTCGTCTTTCATAATGGCAGGAGTAATCCTTTTAACAGCCGAGATGTGGAGACGCTTACTAGTATCCTTGTGGAATCAGATCTCCCAGGGGACGCTAGAATTACCTTCTCTGCTGCCGTAAAGTGTCCTTCTGTGCGTGAGTCAGAGATGAAGACTGCTGACACTCACGCTTGTCGCCAGCACCTATGGGCTACGATTGATAAGGTCAAGCCCAAGCTAGTGTTCGCATGTGGAAACCTTGCGTTCAAGATGGTGACTAAGAAGTCTGGTATCACAACCAAGAGAGGCAACGCATTCAATATCGACACGGGTAATCACCAGTTCGTATGTGTACCTATCTTTCACCCTTACGCTGTACACACAGAACCTAAGAACAGATACATCTTTGAGCAGGACATTAAGAATGCACTTGCCAAGGTGATCACAGGCATCAAGGCAGAGAAGATTCCTGTCGAACTTATTATGTGCGATGATGATCTAGATCATATCCTTTGGCTGTCTGATACAGACGAAGATATTGCTGTGGATACTGAGACCACAGGTCTGAACTTCCTGACTGATAAGCTCAACACGATTGCTATCTCTGCCAGGGATAAGAACTACGCTATCCCTCTTCTACACAAGGATACTCCTTGGGAGGATACTGACTACATTCTCAAAGTTATCAAGAAGATCTTAGAGAACCCGAACAATCGTAAAGTGTTTCACAATGCGAAGTTCGACCTGAAATTCCTACACAATGTTGGAATCTACCCAACCAATGTCTATGATACTAAGCTGATGGCTCACCTGTGGAACGAGGATGTTCCCAAGAGCTTGAAGGAACTCGTCAAGCTATTCTTCCCAGAAGGTATTGATCAACTCTAATGCTAACAGTAAATGATAAGAACTTTGATTGGGCTAACATTCCGCTGGGCGATTGTCTCCATGGCAACGCTATGGATACTCACTTTACTCTTCGACTTTTCCACAAACTAGAAGAGTTACTACAAGATGAAGGTTGCTGGCATGTGATGGAGAAGCTACTGTCACCTGTGCTACCTGTGTTCTCTGAGATGGAGTATGAGGGTCTGCATGTAGCACCAGAGGAGCTAGGCTCTGTGGGTAAGAGTCTTGACAAGCAGTCTATGTCTAAGGAGGACGAGCTTCTTATGTATAAGCAAGTGAAGCGTGGTGCTAACTTCGCATCTACTGTGGATTTACGAGAGATTCTTTATACTGACGAGCAGGGCTTCCTACTATATCCTCCGAAGAGAACAGGCAAGGGTGAACCGTCAACGGATAAGGCGACCCTTGACGAACTACTAGACTTTATTACAGATGAGTTGAACGACCGTGCGAAGAAGACGAGAAGATCAAGAAAAGCTGACCGCTCGTAGTGTTCTGCAAGAGCGTTCAACTGAGGAACTAGAACAAGCAAGAGAGTGGATCGCTGGGCTGTTGGACTATCGTGCGGCAGCGAAGCTACACAAGACCTACATTCGGGGTTTACACACGGCTATTGAATACAATGGTCGTAACAAGGTCTACTGTGACTACAAGCTCGATGGCACAGTTACAGGTCGGCTCTCTTGCGGCTCCTACAATGCTGAGAAGGCGATGGGTGTATCATTCCATACGCTTCCTCGGGATACTAACAATAACATTCGACGCATCTTTGTAGCACCTGAGGATCAGGCGTTCATTACTATCGACTATGCAGGCATGGAACTTAGAGTTCTCGCGCATGTAGCAGAAGATGAGCGCATGTGTAAGGCATTCAAAGATGGCGTCGATCTACACACCTACTCTGCCTCACTCTTGTTCAACAAGTCCGCTGAGAAGGTGCAAAAAGAGGAGCGGCAGATTGCTAAGGCAACCTCCTTCCTCATCGTATATGGTGGTACTGCTTTTACGCTCGCTAACAATAACAGAATTTCACTAGACCGAGCAGAGCATATCATCAACACTTACATGGAGGTCTTCCCAGGTATCGGATCGTATATCAACAATACCTACGAGATGATCAGGGAGGACGGTTACATTACCTCTATCTTCGGACGCAAGCGAAGGCTACCTAATGTCAGGTCTAAGGATGATAAGATTGTTCGCAGGGCTCTACGCCAGGGTCTTAACTTTACTATCCAGTCAGCAGCATCGGACATCATCCTTTGTGGCATCAAGGGACTTAGCCAATCTCTACCAGCAACGGGAGCTAAGATTGTATCTACTGTCCACGACTCACTTGAGATAACATGCCCGAAGAATTCTTTGCAAGAGTGCCTTGAAGTGTGCTATAATGAGTTGGTGGAGACGCCTACTCTCCGCAAGGATTTCAACATCCACTTTGAAGTACCCCTCAAGATCGACGCTGAAGTAGGTCGTTCATTTGGCGATGGTCAAGAGGTTCATTACAAGGACGGAGCCGTCCTAAACATCACAGAGTTATTGGAGTATTTTAATGATTGATAAAAATTATACTGTCGAATGTTTAGATCACGGCTTCGTCCGTCTTATAGATTGGATGGGGTCCGATCTTACAGTGGTTAATGCTGCGCGAGTTTCTTTCAGTAAGGTGAGCAAGGAACTAACGGAGAAAGATGAGAAGCTCATCAACTATCTTGCAAAGCATAACCACTGGACCCCATTCGCCCATCCTCAGGTTCAATTTCACATAAAAGCGCCGATCTTTGTGAGGACTCAACTCTTCAAGCATAAGGTAGGCATGGTAGAAAATGAGATCTCGCGCCGTTATGTTGATTTTGAACCTGATTTCTACACTCCTAATTACTGGCGTGAGCGTCCTGACAAAAGCATTAAGCAAGGCTCAGGTGATAAGGAGATCGAAGGCAAGGAGAGAGTCTACGACATCTACAAGCAGGCTGTCAATCTTGCTAGAGACGCATATGATGTGTCTATTATAGAGGGCCTTGCCCCTGAGATTGCAAGGGGTATCCTGCCACAGTGCATGTACACAGAATGGTACTGGACTGGATCCCTTGCATCATTTGCTCGCGTTGCGTTACAGCGTAGTGAAAACAACGCACAAGAGGAAACCCAACACTACGCATTTGCAATCGACGATATCATGTCAGAACTGTTCCCAGTCGCCTGGAGAGCATTAGTATGAGGACACTAGTAATTGGAGACACACACTTCCACAACACGAACAGGGAACTACGGCTATGCCAGATCCAATGTATCCGAGATCTCATTCAAGGAGTGGCTTCTGATAATGTCGTATTTCTCGGTGATGTCTTTGACAAGCGGAGTCCTTCACCTGAATGTATTCTCGATGTAAGAAATCTATTTCAAGGAGTAAAGAAAAATGTGTTCATCTTGCGAGGTAATCATGACAGCGCCAGCAAAGCTGACGATGGTATTACCATTCTTAGTTTATTGGAGCGCAACGCTGTCTTCTCATCTGCGGGCAGCATTAAGGTCATTACGAAACCTACTGTCGTAGGCAACTACCATTTCATTCCACACTATGAGGATGAGCAGGTTATTAAAGAGGAGTTGGCTAAGTCTCCTGACGGTGCTATTGTTTTTGGTCATTTTGGCTATGAAGGTTCTCTCAATAATGCTGGCGATGCCGATTTTGCTATTTGTCCTGATGATTTTACTAATACAAGTATCCTGGGACACATCCACCAGCATCATACGAGAGAGAACATCAAAGTCCTGGGTACACCGTACTCTACATGCTTCCACGATGGAGGAGACAAGTTTTACGCAATTGTGGAGGATGAGACTGTAGAGTTTGTGGACATGACCACAGGCCCTATCCACCTGACCGTCACACCTAGAACTCTGAACGATGTAAACGACCACAGAAATCGTTATGTAATTGTAAGATTGCTTTTAGAGCGTGATGATATGGACTACAATGTCTATGACCTTAAGCAGATGTATCCTCATGTATGTGAGTGGGACATCAAGTATCTTCCAACCTATGACGAGGAAGAACTGAGCAACTACAAGA